AAACAAGGCGTTCCAAGTGTTGTTACCTTGAATTGCTGCAACAACATTGTCGCAAGTACCTTCTTCGTTAGCACCTCCAGTCACAGCCAAGTTAATGACTCTGTGGTTGGTGGTATTAAACTGACCCAGAGGAAAGTCGTATCCATTGCCCCCAAGATCTGATATCGTTGTTTCGTTATTCACGAAAGACAGATAATCTGTAGGAGTGTTACGTACAACAACTTTGATGTTCAAAGGGTCAGCATTGTCTGCAAGAACAGGGGTTATTCTGACTTTGTGCGCCAAAGTAACATCGTGGGGATCCGCAGTTACTTTAACTATGCTTTGCGCAGTTATGATTGGGCTGGCAATGGGATTGTTCGAAGGAAAACCTTGAGCAACTTGAAACTGCTGTACCAAAGGAGTTGACGTTCCAGTTCCAGCTGTGAACAAATCAGTACCTAGCCAAGCACCTCCTGTTACTGCATCAATGTTCCAGAATCCAAGCTCGCCACTAGCAAGATCATTGAATCTATCGTCTCCTGCCGTTCCTGCTGCTACTTGCAGAGCGCTCACGGTTTTGAAAAAAACTTGTCTCATGATTATTTTTTAAAGACATTAATTATTCACTTTCTAGGACCTCCCTAGACTGTGTTTGATATCTCGGAGACTCGAAGCCTTCCAAGATACTTTTCACTGCCATCTCCACAACCTCGTGATGTGTATGTTCAGGCAGTTCGCATCCCACTCCAAATCGTCTAGATATAGATGCGGGTTTACGAATGTATTTAATTTGTACCGAGTTAGGTATAAAAGTATTATTAGTATACAAATCTAAGAAAGTTTCTTGAACTGTGTACAATATTCCTGTCGGAGAAGTACTATTAAAAGGGTCATCAAGAATTGCATAGATATCGTCTTGCTGAGAAAACTTGCAATTAGTTCTTGCTATTCTTATTTGAGGAGGGGCTGGGAAACCATAATTAGCAGCTCTAGTCTCGATGTACGTAGTAGACGGGGCTATGTTACTTATCTGCTCAAGTGTTTCTAACGTACTAGGATTAACCCAAGTAATAACAGCATAAGCACCATTGTAATAGTCACTGTCTATCTCTTCAGCTGTAGCATCTTGCATAGCTTGACCATCGATAGGTATAAACCCATTTCCTTCTATTTGATACTGTCTCTCTAGGTATAGCTCGTTTCCATCTGCTGGTGGGGAATCTGTAGCTACTGTATCAAAGTATCTATCCGTAAAACTGTCATTGTTAGACAAGCTAGGATTTACGTTGTTACCGTAATAGGGCCCTATCAAGTAATCATAACTAAGACCTTCTTGTCCATATATGATTGTTTCAGGAACACCTTGAGTATTAGGTATTGCAATGCTTTGTATCAAGAACCCAGGCTGCGGGCTAGTCAATGATATCTTCAAGTAATCCTTGTATACGTAGCCTGGAGTTACTTGCACAGGATCTTTCCTACAATCGTAGGTAACTTCTGACAGCACATTCACAAGGAACATGTAGTCATTGGGGAACTTGTATCTGTAGATATCAATATTCCCGTTCGTGCGTGACGTATACCCTATCCCCATATAGCTCTGGTTCTGAGTAGTATAGTCTTCAACAAGATGGCGGAGGTCATCGAGTCTCTTCTGAGACTGTTCAAACCCCCGCCTATACTTGTTGCCTAGCATGTTGTAGCGTTGGGAGATAAGTCTGCGCACAGCAGTGTTGAGCTCGTAGTCAATTTCTTCTGCGAGCAAGTTATCTGCTTGGAAAGATGCAATCTTTTGCACCCCCAAGTTTACTGCTATGTGCATCTCCTCTACTGTCATGCTATAGTTTTAAGCTTTGCCCTCATAGCGTTTAGAGCGCCTGAGTTCTTTTTGTTATTAAAATATACGATTGCATCGGACATGTCTGATCCAATTGTTTCGTCTTCGTGGATGATCTGATTTCCGATCTTTCTGAGAATACCTTTCTCAATAAGCTCTTCTACCTCTGCTCTTACATCCAAGTTCTTGTCAAGTGATACTTTCAAAAACACTCCAGGGTTCTTGTCTTTTTCACCGTACAAACTATTCTCAATTTCCATAGGACTGAGCTTGTCAGTATTCTGCTTGGTCATTACACGCAGAATCCTTTTCATCTTATCTAAGTTGGAAGAGATTTTGATGAACTCCTTATCAGCATCCTTCTTCAACTTGATTTTGTTATTAGACTTAATCAAGTCTTCCTCAGGATCATAGATGTAGAACTTCTTACCAGCTACAGTTTCCATTTCATTTTTACTGCTTCCTACCTGTCTATGACGTTGGCACCATCTAAATGTTGCGTAATCCTGAGGATTTTCTGGATCCCCATTTTCATCCAAGGTTATATTTAACTCTACTCCTTCAAATGGAACTTTGAGTTTCATATTAGCCCAGAACTCTTTCTCGGCTGCTGCCCAATTTGGGTGGTCAGGTGGAACATCCAAAATCCGTTTAAGGAATTTCTTGGACTCTTCGTCTTCAAACCCTTTGAGAGGTTGTCTGCCCACATAAATTGAACCTATTGAAATCCTGGCTCCTGCGAGGATCTCTTTTGGGAGGTAGCCGTTAAGCTCCTTCCGTCTGATGTATACTTTTTTCATGTTCTTTTTAGTTTAAGAATAACTTTTATACTGTGGCAATTCAGGGGGACCACCTTCGCAGTCCCCCCTTCATGCAAACCAAACACCAAATTACGATGCAGTACACTGCAAATCCAGCGAGGTATCGAACCTGCGGAGCAGGATACCAGCCGTTTTCAGCATGTGCACACTAGCACCGTCTATATCACTTGCGCGAGTATCCGACTCTTTGAATCCTTTCGGAACGACGGAACCTGCAACAGCCCAACGAAGCATCTCACGACCCTTCTTGTTAATCATCTGGAGATTGTTTTCTCCGTCATAGTTGGACTGGTCAACAAACACCATTCTGTAACTCTCAAGCGGAAGACCACTTTCGGGGTGCTTCTTAGATGCCTGAGCAACAGGACCATGGTCAAACAATGGAGACTTCACCACGTTAACCGTGTGACCATCAATGTGGTCATAGCTAGTGAAGTAACCAGTAATACCAAGGCTACGACCACTTCCAGTAATGAACTTAGACTCAGTAGTTCTGAGGTAAGCGTTCTGTGGACTAGAAATATTACCACCGGAAACACCAGTAGCGTAGTAGTTGCGAAGAGCCTTATCGAACTCACGTGCACCTCCAACACCAGTATACAGGGTAACCTGCTTATCTGTAGCGTCAGTCATACCGTAGAACAAGTCACCAATGGTATCCTCAATCTTCTTCTGAGTCAGAGTAGAGTAAGTATCCTTGTTGATAATCTGCTCGAGCAAACCAGGACCGGAAACAACAGGTTGACCGTTCTCGTCAGTCATCTGCGTACGACCTGCGTCATCATGAGTACGCTGTCCGTACCAGTAGTACATCTCGCATTCCTCCTTAAACTTGAGCATGTGGCGGTACTCCTCGTAGTCCATCCAAAGCTTGGTAGAGCTGCCTTCCTTAGTAGGGAGGTTAAACTCAGCAACGTAATCTTTAGCGTTACCAGAGAACTGGTAAGACTTACGAATCGTTCCAATCTTAGAGCGGACGAGACCTGGAGCAGCCCAGTTGGAAGCGTTACCTCTTGAGAAGTCGATTCCAACGTTAGCATACAACATGCCCCAGAAAGCACCAGCAGCAAGATCACCTCCAGCAGCAGCACTAAGTCCAGCAGCGCCGGGCTTAACGAGTTGAAGTGTGTATTCATAACCTCCAGATGCGGGTTCAGGATCTTTCATAATACGAGCAAGCTCCCCAGATTGAGAAACGAGAGTATATGGGAAGATGAACCACTTGTCAGGGAAGGTCACCTTGAAGGTTGAACCATTAGAACCAATAGCGGTATCGCTACCAGCTGCTATTTGATTTACACTAACAACTGGGCGAACATTTACCTCGTGGGTCTTAACACGGTACTCATACTCAAAACGATTAATCGAGCGTGTGTTACCGACCCCTTCAGTCAGAAAAGAAAGTGGGAACTTCTTCTCCTCGCGTCCAGCCAAGTGTGTAATGATCGGAGAGAGTTCCTCCGGTTTTTCCATCAACGCATTAACCAACGAGTTTGTGTCGGTCATCTGCGAATCGTTATAGTACGTTTTCAGTACCTGCATTAAAGCCATAATTGTCTATATTTAAAAGTTAGGTTGCTTAAAAAAGCGCGGTTATGTCCAGATTGTCTGGATCAAATGCTGCTTGCTTACGTCGGCTCTGACCTTTAGCATTACGTACTTTCTCTTGATTGGAGACAATACGATCACGCAAATTGCGTGCGCTTTCAGTCTTAGCTTTCGTAGCTATAATATCTTCTAGTTGGAATCCGCTGAACATCAAGTAGTCTATCGCAAGCTTGACATCCATATCAGCTTCTGAGTAATCTATATCTCTCTGGGTTCTCCCATCATCATCTGCAGGTGCAGAGATGTACTCAAAGAAGTTAGACTTGTCTCTGTCAGGAATTCTAATACCTGCGAACTCTCTACCTTCCTCAAGAGTATTTGCTACTCCATCCCAGAACTGTTCTCGTTGTTCTTCTTGCTGCTGATATTGCTCTTGTTGTTGCTGGAACATCTCTTCACGCTGCTGTTGCTGTACTTGAGCTAAGCTGTCCTTAGCAAGATTAGCTTTGTCAAAGAGCTTACCACTGTCTTCATAGTCATCCAGCATATCTTGAATGAAAGCTTCGTCATGACCTTTGTACTGGAAGTACTGAGACAGTACAGCCTTTTGAGTCATGGTATCTTTCTCACTCATTGGGAGATTACCAAAGTCATTCTGGGGATTATGTGCTTGAAAGAATTGATCTGACTCTCCTCCTGCAAGCACATAGTCTAAGTGTCGTTGAACTTCTGGAAATTGCTCGAACAGTTCTTGTATCTGATTCTCTGCAACTTCTTGAGAAATATCTCTTACGTATTCTGTCAGGCCTTCGACTGTATCGTCGTACTCGTTCTCGATCTCATAGCCTAGAATATCAGAGATTTGATTAGAGATAGGTAAGTCCGATTCTTCACCTTCGTATTCATCCTCTACGTAGGTTTCTTCTTGTGGACGTTGATAATCATCTGTATCATCAGCATCTTCGTCCCCACGCTTTTTAACATCCTCGTCTAGTTCGTTGTCAATTGGTTCTTCTTGCTCAACTTCTTGAGGCAAGGTTTCTTCAACTACATCAAGGCCCGGAGCCCCGTCACCGATAACGTCATCGAACGATATCGAGTTGAAGTCTAATTTGTCATTTGGGTCTGTCATTGCACAAAGGTATTTAGTGTTTTACGGTTTGATTTTGTAAAAATATTTTTTATACCAGTTATTACTATATGTCACTGGTCTTGTTAGTTGTCTTTTTTCAGAATGTCAAAAGCTCTCTGGAGCTGAGGACTGACAGTACGTGTAGCATCAACACTAGCAGTAGTATTAGGTGCTATTCCTATTGATGGATAGTTCCTAAGATTTCTTTTTGCATCAAGTCTGGAGCTCTCAAATGCTTTTCTATCTCCTTCTGCTTCTTTTCTCTTATGACTTTGTAACCACAAGTCTACAAGCGGGAGATTTCCTGAAGTATAATCAGAAAGTTTTGCGGGGCTTTCGTACATATTGCCGTAGAAAAGCAAGTACTGCTGCTCTCTAGAAAGTTCGTCTGCGTTATTTGCTTTTAGGATGCCTGGGTCTGGTTTTACCCCCATTGCCTTAGCTACATTTCTATGCCTTTGTTTGGCAGTTTTAAATGATTCAGAATGAGTAGTTTCAAACTGGAAGATACCTCGTCCTATTCC